GAGCAAGAAAGCCATCAACCGTTTGATTTGGCTCAGCGGCAAAATTAAAACGGCATGGGTTTAGTTGTTGAACACGATCAGCAGCATTTGCCAAAGGAACAATGTTCTCCTTAAGCCGATAGTCCGATGATGTATTGTAGGCGGTTGCTGTAGTGGTAACGCTAATAGTGCCAACAGCAGTCCCACTACGTTGGAAACTGGCGACAGAGCCATCTGCATTAGAATTTAAGTATAATGATGCCCCACTGGAGCGTGATAGGAAAATACCGTTGCCATATGTGCCAATCCCAACTTCAGTATTTAAGATGCCGGGGGTGGTAACCGGTGTCGCCCCAACCCGAAAACCATCGTTGGTAATCAATACACTTGTGTTGCCGCCAGTTACCAATGCAATCTGGTCTTCAGCGGGAGAAAACAAACCTGTGTTTGTATCAACCGAAAACCTGAAAGGCAATGAACCGACTGCCCCGCGTGGTATCGAAAGTGTGGGAATCGTCACCGTGCCGGTAAACGTCGGGCTTGCCAATGTCGCAAGACCAAGGTTTGTATCGGCCATTGTGCCGATCGTCACCCATGCGCTGTTTGCAGCATTGCGGATCTTAAGCAGTCCGCTATCTCCCTCAGCCCACAGCATGTAGGCGTATGTCGTACTGGGTTCGTCGTTCCCGCTGTTCTGACTGACGATCGCCGCTAGGGCATTGTTCAGGTCAGCACGGAACGCAGCGCCTGACTGGTTCGCAATGACGTAATCGTGTTGTGCCATCAGATTTCCCTGCCGTACCCAGTGGCGATGTAGGTGAAGTCTCGACTGATCACGTTCGCTCCGCTGTCGTAGAAGGTGATGGTGAAACCAGTGCGAGTCTGGCTGGTAACCGTGTAATAGTCACCTGTTGCCATATTGTAAGCCGTGATGCCAATAGCAGGTGCTTGGTAAAAGGCTTCATCAAAAGTCACGGCATACGATCCGGCACCACTGGTCAAATCGCCGACCGATTCGGTGCGTTGCTGCAGCTCCAGCTCAGCGCCAAGCTCGCTGATGATGATGTTCTGTGACTCGGCTTCGCTGGTGGCGATGGTCTTGAACTGGAACGCGCGACCACGGGTGATGCCGTTGACCAGCTCATGCCAATCGCTCCAAGTAGGCGAGCTGCCAGGATCGTCTGGAGTGGAACGGACGTAAAGGACAGCGTTGACTTGATCCAGCACATCGCCATCGATGTCAGCCCACGTATCGATCAAATCAGTCTGATCGTCCCAAAGATCGCCAATTTGATAGGGTGCTGTAACAAAATATCTGCGCAAATTTAGATCAAAAACGGCGCCTAAATCGTAAGTGCTGCCAAACTCATATTCGCCGCTGCCCTTGTTGCTGCCACTGCCATCAATCAAGCCAAGTGCATCCCAATCACCGTCGGTAGCCAAATCATCAACAAAAACACCTAGCGCAAGAATCAAACCACTAAGCGATCCGTCATAGACCATGTTTGTGACGTTGCCACTAAATGGCGGTGACTCCAGCTCTTCCCTATAACTCTTGACCAGCAGGCGCGGCTGTGGCGTTGGCAGATCAACGATGGCAGTAGCGGGCGCAGCAGATCGCCTGCCGCCATCATCTTCAAATTTGATTAAATAGGTGCCTTCCAGCAGCGGCACTTGCTTTTGCGTTTGGCTACCTGCTGCGGCGCTCACAATATCCTGACTTTCTTGCCATACAGCGCCAGCAGACAACGTGCTGTGGCGGATCAATACTTTGCCGCCAAGTAACACATCAAGCTCAGTGGCGCGATCCCAACTGAGGATTGCCGTCGTATCGCTGTTTGGAATAATGCTGATTCCTGTAGGCGTGGCAGGCGGCGCTGTTTTGCCAAATGTTGTTTTGGTCAGCAATGCAGGCTGTATTGATGAGCGCAGGTTTGCACCAATGCTGTAAACCTTTATTTCGTAAATGCCTTCTATAGTGTCAAGAATTTCGTAATCTGTTCTTTTGACTGTTTGAATAGTCCAGTTGTCGCTGTCCCTGCGCCATTCGATGCGGTAGGAAGGTGCATTTGCTGCCAATCGCCAACTAACAATCAGCTTCGCTTTAGCGATACCGCCTGCGTCATATAGCACTTCTTCTGCGTTCAAACCTGTTGGCGGTTCTGGAATAATGTTCAGGTCTGTAATATCGCGCTGTTCTAGCGCTGTGCCGCGCTCTATGTAATCGTATTTGCTGGCGTTGTACGCGATAGCGCTGATTGAATACTGCAGCCCATCTTGCTCGCTAACGGTAAGCACACGCCACGTTGAGGTTTGGATATTGCTTGTCTGGTAAATCCAAACACTATTGGCATTGGGTGCCACGCTGAACGCAGTGGAGACCGTGATCACATCGCCCGCAATGGATGCAATGCTGCGAGTCTCGACTGTGCCATCAGGCATGATTACTGACAGTTCAGCACCAGCAGCAGTCAAGCCAGTGGCATCGTCCACCGTGATTGCAGTCGTTGTTGCGCTTGCAATGCGACCACCACGCCGTGAGCCAGTGCGTACTGGATCTGCTACTTCAATAATCTGCCCAGGGCGTACAACCACACCAGCATCAATCGAAGCAGTAAAGCTAATAATTTCGCTCTCGTAACGTTCGGAATACAGCAGCCATTCACCGATCCGATATGCCTGCCCGCGACTTGTGCAAGCGAAAGCGCTGATTTCAGTCTTGACGACGCCGTACTTTTGAATGCCTTCGGCATCCTCAACAACCTCATATGCAATATCTCTGGTCTCGAGATCTAGGTAGCTGACAACGCAAACGGTAGGGCGTGTTTTGCGGCTGCCGCCTTGATAGCTGAAACCTTCTTCAGTGACATTTGCCAACGTAAACAGATACGCCGTATCTGCTGGTTTGTCTTGGCTGATCGTTAGCGCACCAGTGCTCCAATACGGCATCACCCGCATGACGGAGCACATATCGTTGATCAACTTGTACGCATCTTCTGCTGTCTGAATGTTGACATTGCAGGAAAAGCGCGGCTCTATACCACCGAATCCATCAGGCACCAGTTCAGAGCAATACTGACTGGCGCTGTAGAAAGCAAATTTGTCAAGCTGAGCTGCTTGGATGTGATCACCAAAGCCGTAACGGGTGCTTGTCAGCAGATCCCACAAGATCCAAGCAGGATCGCTGCACCATTGAGCAGCGCCAAACGTACCATTCCAGATGCCGCTGTAAATCAGCCTGCCAGTTGTGCTGTCGACTGTGGCATTGCTTGGAATCTGTACTTTGATGCCACGGATTAAATAGGAGCGTTTCGGGATGGCATTGAACTGTTCTGCATCAACGCGTAGTGCAACCAGTGCGCTGTTGGGATATCGCAATTTCGCATAAATGATCTCGGTGTAACTAGTCCAGTTAAATCTGCTACTGACGGCAATGATTCCTGTAAGCTGCCGGTCTTCGTCTGCCAAAGTTAAGCGTGTGACGCGAATATCCGCCGTCGTAAAGCCAGAGGCGAGATTGATCAGATAATCACGCTGATATAAGTCAGCTGTCCTGCCGTATATTGTATCTGTGATTACAGTTTGAAACCCGCCACTGTCATACTGAACTGCAATAGCCAAGCTGACATCCACGCCCCATATGTCGCCCTTTTCGTCGTTTGCTTGAAGTTGCGGGATTGAAATGGTGACACGAACCGCGTCGACGTTGGCGCTTGGTTGATTGACGATTTGATAAGTTACTGGGCTTCCATATTGAACTTCAACCCCTACGGGCTTTTCATCTTCAATATCAGGAGCTACATAAAGCGGCGCTTGTGCTTGCGTGCCATTCCGCGTGTTAACAGCAACGCTTTGAAAATTAAAGGAGCCATCTGCGTTTTGAAGCGGTGTGTTATTAAGAAAAATGCTTCTCAAGCCATTCTTTAATCCTTCTATTTCGCCTTCACTAATCAGGTCGACAACAGTTGCATACTGCTTTGAATCAAGGCTATCTGGCGTGATTGTTGGCGAATAGGCGGTTTGCTGGGAACCACCGCCACCACCACCTTTGCCACCACCACCGCCGCCAGCACCGTAGATCCGTGTCATCACGCCACCACCTGCACGGTGTCAATACCGGCGCTGATCACGACACTGCCGACGACAGTCTCGCCGTAAACAATCGGCACTGGTACGCCTTGCCTGCTGGTTTGCTGGATGCCGCTGAAGCTATAGCTCTTGCGTGGATCGTTATTGTCTTGCTGCGTTCCAGGTATGTTGATTTTGGGTGTTGGTGTCAGGAGTTGGGCTACACCGCCAAGAACAAGGCTGACACCAATACTGACACCAATCGTTCCAACTGTTCCAATGCCCGCCAGTCCGCCAAGTGTAACACCAGCAGACGCAATAGCGCCGATGCCAAAACTTAACGCGATCAACGCAACACCAGCAATAATCGCCGCCGTTCTACCACCCGCCCCCGCCAACACCGGCACAATCTTGATCTCCTGCTGCCCTGCAGGATCTTGAAGCTCCTCTGCAGTCAAGGCATATTTCCCCACACTTACGCGGTAATGCTGATCCGCCATGTGCTTTTCAAGCTGCGGAAAGTTCACCAGCAAAAAGCGCACTGCTTCAGCCGCACTAGCAACATCCGCCTCAAACACGCGCTGTCCCACAAACTTGGCAAGGCGTCCGTACAGCTTGATCTTGCGCAGCATGACGACCCTCTAGCCTCCGCCCATTGTAAGGAAGCTGGGATGGCGCAGTCTACGCCCAGTGCATTTC